CTACCGTATCATTTATTTTTAACTCATCTATTTGAGACTGTATAAAGTTTAAGTATTCTTCAGTTGCACTATCAAGATCTTGCTGTCGTTTCTTATGGTATTTTAAGAAGTCTTCTTTTATACCTTCATCAAGTACTGAATTAACTTCTGGTAAGTTTAGAAGCTCGTCGTAGCTAGCAAAATCGATGTCAAGAATGTCAGGAATGTCATGAAGGGTATCTTCACCTTCTATTGGCATCTTTCTCAGAAGTATTGGACTACCATCCGGGTGGTTTTGCCAGGCTTTTAAGGTTAAAAAAACCTGATCTATGTCTTTTTCATTTGCGTTTGTTTTAATAAGGAGGTCAGAAAGATCTGAATAATCAATTCTATTTCGAGGTGCAATAGAAGACCTAGACACTTTTGCAAGATTTAGTAATCCCGTCATCCTTTTTGTATAGTTTACCTCAGGCCTCTGATCAGCCAGTTTATAAAATTTAGGATTACTTGAAACTCTTCCAGGAGCAAGATGAGCTGAAGATGGATCATCAAGAAGTTTTAAAATCTTTTTAATTTCTTTATCTACAGTACCAAAAGCCTCTCGGTAAGTAATAAAATTATCAGTTGACCAGTTTTTTGTAGCTTCAGAAAATACAGCGTCAAAAAAATTATTTGGTTTTGTATAACCTTTAGCCAAAAGATCAGACTGAATTTCTTCTGCAAGTAAGAAATTTTTACCCCCAATAATATTGTCAAACTCTTTTATTTCTCTGGGATAAAACTCACTTTGTCTATAAGGATCTACAATAGAACCCCTAACATGAACTAAAGTTTCTGAGTTGTAGTGTTGATAATTAGCCCTAAAACGTTTCCCAGGATATCCAATAGCCGTATCTACAGGTATATCAAAATACTCAACCTCGTTTCCACCTTGAAACCCTGCATGTTTTGTTTGTCTTTGATTACCTTCATATCGTTTTACTCTGTAAGAAGAAACATTTGCGAAAGCTCTAAAAGTACCTTGAGTACTTTTTCCTACTCTTATAGCCCGTAGCAAGCTTTTCCCAAGTAACTCCCCCTTAGTATATCTTTTACTGGGATCTATAATACCCTCTTGTAAAGAAGTCTCTGGAATAGAGGGATTCTTTTTTATTTGGTTTAAGAACTCTGACCCTAACATACCCTTTTTAGGTATGGTTAAAGTTTCTATAAACTCTGAAATGGGTTCTCTAAATTGGAGGAGTTCTAAGTCTTTCAGTTTTGTTTTTTCGGTGGGTTCTACTTGACGAAAATAATCAAGTTGGTACTCTCCCATTTCAGAAAGTGGAGTATCTCTCTGTATATATGTAGGAGGCACAGCTCCAGCAAAACTTGCAAGTGTATTGGGGTCAGGTTTTATTTGACCTGCTTTACGTGCTACGTGCAGAGACCCTTCAAGAAATGCATCTGCTGCATCATCAAGTTGAGTCAGGCTTCTAGCACCTGCTGCTCCAGCAAAAGCTTCTGGTATGGAGTAAAGATCCCTAGCCATACGTTTTTCTAAAGCTTCTGTAGGCATAACCTGAGCTACAGAACCTACAGCATATTTAAATGCAGTATCAGCTAAACCTAAACCTGCAAGCCCTGTATCTTTAAGATAATCAACAGTACGTTTATATGCAGTGAAGATAGCAGGATCATCAGGATTTACATCAATCCTACCTGCATCCATAAATCTTTTCTTCGTTTCTTCCCAAGAATCTTCTGCAAAACTTGCCGCAGTAAAGTTATCTTTTCTATACTGAACATAGTCTTCTGGGCGAATATCTTGATCTGCAGAAGGTACCATCAGAGATTGCATTTGAGCTGATACATCACCACCTTCGTTAAAACCTAATCTACTATATCCAAAATGTTTTGCTACCTTTTCCCAAAAACTTAAAGTTTTTTTCTTAACCTTTGGCACTTCTCCTTGAGCTTCAAGTAAATCTTGTGCTGCCTGTACAGCTCCCATAAGACCTGGGAATAAACTTTTTAGATATTTTTTTCTTTTCTTATTAGGTGACTTAAGGTATTTTTGAAACTCTTCTCTATCTCCTCCCCAAGAGGAATTAGCAAGAAAAGTATCCTGTGCAAATTCCATAGCAGAAATCTGACCGTCTTTATTAAAATCTTTTTCTTTTAAAAGTCTTTGTGTTTCTGGTTCAATATCAGGAATTTCTAAACGTTTGTCTATTTGTTTTTTTGAAACAGTATATCCAGGAATATTAATAGTGTCTTCTAAGTAATCAAAAAATTCAGTGACCCTTTCATTACCATCCTTTGCTTCTTTACCCCCTTTAGAAATTTTATTAATTAAATTAAAAGTTTTTTCTCCATACTTCCCTTTAAAAAATTCTGGATCTTCATCTAAGTATTCTTTTAACCTTTCAATACCTTTATGAGTAAATTCGTGAGACCAGACAGGAGAAACTGCAGTTGGACCTTTAGTAACTACATCTCCTGGATTAATTCTTTCAACCTCTAAAGGGTCACTTCTTTTAAATTCTGATGCATTTGTAATACGTTCTACAGTTGAACTATCAGGAATTGCATACGCATCGTTAGGTTCGAGAAGGCTAGAGGGTAAGACTTTAGCTTTCTTCGGATCGTACCCTAGTCTAGCTAGAGGATTCCAAGAAAATTGTGGTTCTAAATCGGCTCTAAATTCAACATCTCCAAAATCTGCTGCAAGTTGTTTTTGCTGCAAGTCTTCCTTAACTTGAGCTATAGTCTTAGGTTTGAGCATACGCTCTGTCTGAGACTCAGGCCTAGCTTTAGGTCTTAAAGATGTATTAGGAGCTGCCATTAATTTTATCTCTTAATCTTAATAGTGATCTAAGTGCACGTATCTCACCCTGTAATCTAAACAACTCATCTGGTTCTCTAGATTGTTCAAGAGCTATCTGAGCAAACATAATCCTTTCATCAATCTCTTCGAGAAAAGGGTTATATAGCTCAGGGTTATTTACAAAAGGTTTTAAAGTATTATTCACGACCAGTTTCATTGTACCTGTTGTGGGCCAGTATTACCTGAGAAGCCCTGTTCTCCTGGCTGAGGCGCTGTACCAGTTCCTATAGTCCCACCCCCTGCTCCAGAGGTATCCTGCACCTGTGCACCAGCAGGGGCGCTCTGAGGACCAGCTTGTGGTGGAACTCCTGGTTCTGGTTGTGGTGGGTTCTGTGCTTGGAACTCTTTTAGGATCTCAGCTTGTACTGCTGCTTGTGCCATATTGTTTCCAACTTTATCAGGATCAAGATCCATAGACTTAGCAATCTCACGTACAATGTAATCCATACGAGCAAACGGTGCTAGTGCAGGATTTTGTACAACTTGCAGGAATTGCATTAGTCGTTGACTACGTACTTCATTAGCCATCAAGCTTTCAGTACCACGAGCTTTAATTTCCAAATCACCCTTAATCTCAGAGTCAAAGTCAAACTGCATATTAAAGTTAAAGAAAGCTTTGCCCAGTGGTGCAAGTAGGTAGTCATCTATGTTCTTGACAACATTTCGTATACTGCCGTTAGCTGCAGACATAAGCATACTGATGCCAGAAGCAGTCCTTCCCACTCCTGATACTCCAGTTTGCCCATGTGCAAACGAAGGAAATCCTGTACTTTCATCGGCTAGAACCCTTGCTTTATCGAACATCTGCATGTTCTCGTTAGATACATTAGGAAACTTTGTGCCGAAGATTGCCTGTCCAGGTGCTCCCCCCTGTCTGCGAAACACTTTGCCAGGGTACACGGACAAGTCTTGTCCAGGAACTAAGTTAGTTTCATCTACTTCAATAAGTAAGTTTCCTGATAGTGCTGCGTTATCTACTGCCATACGCATGAACCCATTCATAAGAGTTTGGGTATCATCCATATTTTCTGCAATACCCACACCAAACACACTGTAAGGATTCATCTCATAAGGGGCGGCAAAATACGGAATGTAAGCAGGGGTAAAAGGGTTCATTACCAAACGTAATACTTGACCATTACAGATCCAAACATTAACACTTAGTTGTTCTGCATCCTTAAGCTCTCTAGGAATATCAATATCCTGTTCCTCTAGGATATCTGTATCCACAAAACCCCAGAACTCAAGAACCTCAAAACGTTCTGACTTAGATTCATTTGCATCGTCTTCCATAGCCTGTTCCCACCACTCTTTTGTGTAGGACTCTCCAAGTTTTAATGCATTGTCTAAGGCATTCTTACGGAAGTATGGACGGTTCTTAAGTGCTCGTAGTTGGGACCGTGACATCTTATGACGCTCTACAACATACTCAGCCTCTTCCATTGTCGCTGCATCTGGATCAGGATAAAAGTTCCAGATAGACACACTTGTAGTTTGCGGAATAGTTTTAAAGGTGGGAGAGTAATTACCCTCTTCATCCCAGTTTGCATACTCTTTGTCTACAGCAAACGGACCTTTCATAATACCAGTACCAAACAAAGCTGATTCAAAAGCTGCTGCTCGTAGGTGTTTCTTTGCGTGAGACTCTTCTAATTGATCATGGATTTTCTTTTCCATTTTCTTAGCTGCAACTTCTGCAGGAAAGAACTGAGGAGAAGTAGGAGTCTTAGCAGATCCAGATTCTACCTTGTCTATTACAGGCTGAAGATCTTTTTGCATTCCTGCTAGACGTTCTTGAAAGTCTGGATAAGTTTCTCCAGGAAGTAGATCAGGTAAACCTTGTGTAGCTTTAGTTTGCTCTGGATTGGTTTCAAAGCTTACTACTTCTTCTACCCCTTCAGGAAGAACAGTGGGATCAATGCTAATAGGAAACTTGTTGCCACCAAATAAAACTTCTGCAATCTGCCCATATGCAGCAAGTACTTTTGTCTTAGTTACTTTTACAAAGACTTGAGATTTTTCAGTAGAAGTAAATTGTACATCGGGGCCATAGATACCACGGTAGTTTCTGTAAGCTTGAATCCACCGTTGCTCTTCTGTTTCTCTGGCAGTCTCAGCTCTAGAATACTTTTCCTGTACAAAACTAACAATTTGTCCAGCTTTAGGATCAGAAAGTTCTTCTGCTTTTACATCTTCAATAGAGGTTGCTTCTTCTCTATCCATAACCATATCTTCAAATTCTTCTTCCATATTTTATCCTTAATAGCCAAACGTTGTGTCTGAAACTTGAAATCCTGTACGAGTTACGTTATGATCAAAATCAAATAAACTGCTTCGTGGTCTAGTCATTATACCATAACGTAATGCATCATACAAGTGGTCTTCTGCATTTGTGTCTACATCTTCTGGGTTGTTTTTATCCAAAGGTATGGCAGGTAGCTGAGATATGGTATTGTGGCAATTATTAAAAAATACCAGTCTTGGCTCTTCTGTAAACTCATCCACTTGTAGTCTTCTATGAATTTCATTTTTACCTGCAATTCTAGATCCTCTTGAACGGTCTGATGGTCTCCACCTACAACCTTTCATAATCATTTGTTCAGCAAGGCTAGGGCCAGTATCACCACGATTATGCCAAAGACTAGAGTCCAAAACTCCATACCGCATTTTCTCCCCATCTTCTATTTCTAAAATCATATCTGCTAAGTTATCAGCAGTAACTTTAGAAACATATAGCTCCCTGTATACAACAAGTTGTTCGGAGGGAGTTACGGTAAACCAGATTACACCTGTGTGAGAACCATAACCATAGTCGCAAGCCCTAAACTTTACCCAACTGTTTGGTATATCATAGGGTTCTACAACATGTATGTTACGGTTAAACTCAGGAAATGCAGCTCCTTCATTTATATCCCAATCACCTTCAAGCAATTGCCTACGTTGGTGCTCAGGTAACGACAAAAGGTTGGCTTCGTACATGCCATCTTCCGCCAAGTAGGGATTATCAAAGAGGGTGGCTGGTATAAATTTACGTTTGAACAGAGGCTCACCCCCTCTACTATGACCTTTCGGCCAAGCAATAACGTTCCCACTTTCTATATCTGTAGCCCAGAAAGCTTTATTATGCGATCCAGGATCAATAAAGGTTTTCTTAACCCAACTGTGTCCTGGCCCTCCTGGGTTGCTTGTAGCCCTCATATACAAAGGTAGACCACTAGCTGAGGTAGTACGTAAACGTGACCTCATGTAATTCCAAGGATAGGAAGTAGGCCACTGAGTAAGTTCGTCAAACCCAATCCAGTTAAAGGCCTGACCTTGATAACGCATAACGTCATCGTCACGATCAAGGTAAGACATCCACAGTGTTGCACCTGAAGGAGCTACCCAAGTCTTGTCTCGTTCCATAAACTTAATTCCAGGAATTGCTTTAGGATACAACTCTTTTGAAACTGAAATAAGTTCACGTAATTCTTCTGTGCTTCTCCGTACAAGCAGCATTCTTGCTTGTGGATTATTTAGGTATCGTACTGGATCAGCAACCATTGCATATGATTTACCGCCTCCAGCAGATCCTCCATACAATACTTCCTGTTCTGTAGCAGATAAAAAATCTGTTTGTGGTCCAGGATTAGGTTGAAAGAGTATTTCTCTTTGAGCTTGCTCTACATCAACTGGAGGGGGCTTCGGTTGCGCCGATACCACTTCTGATTTGGGATTCAATTTTTTCCGCTTTGGCGAGCGCCGTTTTGTATCGCTCGGCAAGGTAGCGTTGGTTTGCAGCCTCTTTCTTACGTTTGTGCTCAAGTTTAACTCTCTTATATAAGCCTACGTGGGACAAGTACCTACCAGATTCATTACTTAACCAATTAGCTACATCACGGTAACTATATTGTTTAAGGAACTTCTTAGCTTGTTCATAAAGCTCAAGCTCTTCCTGTACAGGTAAAAGTACATCAGGATCGTTAGGGTCTTCTTCGTACCCAAATGGAATTGTTCTACCTACCCTAACTACAGGATGCCAGACTTTTTCTCCCCCAACCACTTCAGGGGCAGGAAGTTTCCAAACTTTATTCGTCTTCATTCGTCTTTGGTGGCAAAATAAACAAAGGACTTTCTGATTTAACTTCAACCTTTTCAGTCTTAGCAAAACCAGCTCGATCAAGAAAATCTTTTGCAGCAGCCATCTTTTCTTTATTACCAAGGTCAGTAGGATTACTCATGATTTCCATCATAGACCAAGCTGCTTGTGGTCCACGAGTTGCAATAAAACGTTTAGTTAGTCCTGCAACTTCATCAATTAAAGTATTCATAACCGTGGTAGAAGACGTACCCTCAGCATATCCAGCAAGCTTAATCGCTTTAACTGGACTGCCTTGGGCTTCCTCAAAGAGTACATCTAAAAACTTTTGTTGTTTTTCTGTAAGGTTACGACTCATTTCTTTTTCTTTCTCACTACTCCACCCTTGGCGGATCTAAAGGGTTTAGTTTTCTTTGCGATGCTTTTAGGCTGAGCCACATGCTGCTTACCTGCCTTCGCGCCTTTTCGTTTAGATCTGGTTGTAGCGGCATACTCACTGCTGCTAAGAGACTTAATAGCCGCAGTAGGTAAATAACTCTCACCAGTTTTAGCACTAGGCTTGCCACTTTTAGTACGCCATTGTGGAGATAGTTTTACATATTTAGTTATAACATACTACAGATAATATTGCAACCCCGTTATGCATTTACTTACCCTTAAAAATTTTTGTTTTCTTAAAGGCTTGTAGACCTTTATTTATATCAAAGCTACCATCAGATTTCTTATACTTACTTTTGTTCTTATTCCACCAAGCTTTAAATATAGCAGACTTAGCTACACCATCTCTTTTAAAGGGACTTTCTACCCTTAGTAGGCTACCCCTTAGACCTACTGCAGGTTCTGGTT